GACAGCGGTGATATGTACTCCCTCTCCTTGGCGCTCAAAATGTATGACGTTATGGTGGCTACTCCCCATGTACAGCACTGGTTGCCCACCCGCATGTATAAATTCCCCAAGTACCAGGCCATCCTTGCACGGATGCAAGCACTGCCCAATGTAATGGTGCGTCCATCCAGTGACGCTGTGGATGGTACGTACACTCCAGGTGTGCATGGTAGCACCATATTGCCTGCTGGTATGCCTGTGCCTGCTGGCGTCAAGGCATGTACCGCACCGGAGACCAATGGCAAGTGCAACGGATGCCGTGCATGTTACTCCAAGGATGTGCCAGTGGTTGCTTATATTGCCCACGGCCGCAAAATGGCAAAGGTTATTCGGTTGGCAGTAGCCGCTTAAAAGGTTAGGTATAGCACTGAAAACCGTGCTGCTTTATAGGGACTGGTCGAGCTGTGCTCCCAGTCCTTTTTTTGGCTCACTGGGGAGCTGTTAGCGTAGGGTATGGGGGCGCCATAGGTATGTGATATAATAAAAAAGCCCCACCTGGTCAAACTCTTTATTCCTGTTTTTTATTTTCTGGGCCCTCCAATGGGTCCACGTTTTTTTCTTCCTGTGATTCCAGGATTTTTTTCTCGGAGGCTTCCATCAAGGACCTCTCAGATAAATCTATCATTCTCTGTACGTCTTCATCTCTCATTCTTCAACTCCGAAATGTTGTTTGATTTCTTCTACACAGTCTCTACGAAAAGCATCTTCAATCTGGTTACGGTAGTCTTTATAACCAGGTGATATACCTTCTACAATACCAATACATTCCCGAACAAACAACTCGGCTAAAAATTCTATTTCTTTGTCCAGCACTGCTCTATTGTCATATGCAATGTATATCCCAGCTTTTTCTACTAGTTCTTTAATTCGTTCGTTCATCCTTCTAACCCCAATCTATAGTTCATATACACCTGAAACACTTCATCCAGTTTCTCATTTTTTATGTTTGTACAAAGTCTGAGCATATGTACCACTTCTAGCATATCAGGTCTTTCATACCAGGTACCAATGAACATACCGTGTGGATTACTGTAACCTCTGATAGTATCAAGTCCACTCACATAAATCCAATCGGTGTGAGAACGGCCATTGTTTCTCATCCAATCATAAAACTGGCTGGATGTACCAGCAATCACGAATTTCTTCATTATACCAATTCATCTACTTCCATAAAAGATTCTAAACCTATCACCATGTTCATGTTTGCCTCCAGGTCAATTTCGGAGAAAGTCTTAGTTCTCAATTGACCAACATGGAACATAACCAATTTATCCATAGGGTACTTGTCAGCAAGACCAGCTACTGCTGGCATAGCACCATATAGTTTAATAACATCTCTGATTTCTGTACCGAAATAAGAATCTTTGATGTACTGTAGATAGTGTCTCCAAGCATTCCGGCAATTATCAATCTTGCTTTTCCAAGAAGCTTCGGGATCCGCACCTTGTAATGTACCGGTGTGTATCACGATTCTGAGTTCTTTGACTTTCTTATCGTGGAGAATTTCACTCAGGTACTTGGCGGCTGTCGGAATCATTTTGACAGAACCTTCGGCCGAATATACGAAATAGTATATACCATTGTTTTGATGGTTGTCAATATAACCGAACTTACGTAAATCTTCTGCGGCACCCTTTGTTGTGTATGCAGTGGATTGTAAAGATTTGCTGTTCATTGCTCGAATTACAATCTTATTGACTTCCGACTCTAAGAAACAACCTGGCGCAACTTCGTTTACTTTTTTAAGAATGTCATCATATGTTGATTTAATCCATCCCTTACTAATAGCAAGCTGACAGGTAGTCACAATGTCCTCCATTGTGTGTGGAGAATATGGATCAGATTTGACATTGAATAGTTGTACAGCATCATGGTAAGATTCCCATGAAGTACATTCGTATACATCAGCAATGATGTTCTTGAAATCTTGGCGGCGGAGTTCTTCCAATCTGGTTCGGCCGTTAATCATATATTTTGATCCATCCACCCAAACAGCAATCGACATTGGTATGTTGTCTAATTTATATCCAAAGGTTCGTAATGAGTAATGCACATTTTCCGCATAAACTCCTCGACTATTTGATCTACCAGTCTGATTCGTTATGTTAGTTTTACCGTGTCTTGCATGGGCTGGCACAGATTTATTCATAGCTTCTTCATCATCAATCAAGAAGTCATTAATGTCAATGAGTTGTCTAGAAATGAATTTTAGATTTTTGGGTAGCTCTGAGGGGTCGTATAGTCCAGGGTAAACCTCTGGATTAATGTACTTTTTTGAAATGTCAATGTCGTTTTTTGTGAATTTTTTGACAGACATGGGAACGGAATGTACCAATATAGGCATAATAATCTCCTTTAAATTTTAGGGTTTATGGTCAATGTTCATCACACGACCAGGCTTTTTAAATGTCAGACTCATCATCTGACATTATTATATATACGACTTTTTACTTGTTTTCGATTGTTGCCGCCATGATTGCCGGAAGCGCTTGAAAACACCAAATTATTTTAATATCTCTTTAATACCACCATATGCCATTGCAACAATTAGGATTATTACTATAAGCATTGCATAGGACCACAAAAGTATCAATGCGGTTTTGATGGCCATCCAGATGTACTTCATTTAGTCGATATCATGTTATCTCTAAAAATTTCCCAAGCCTTTTCCCAGGACCATTTCTGTGAATGTATTATAACACCTTTACGATCTAGTGTCAAGCAACAAGAGATATTATAGTTTAAGTCCTCACCAAGATATCCAGTCTTACCAATGTCTACCACATCCAGAGGTCCTGGTTCTGGATACGCAGCTACTGGTGTACCGCAGGCCATGGCTTCAATCATTACCAATCCAAATGTTTCCCACTTTGAAGGGAATACGAAAACATCTGCGTTTGCATAATAGTATGCAAGCTCTAGCCCGGTCTTGAATCCCACGAATTCAACATCTGGATACTTTAAGGCCAACTCGGACATATATGGTCCATCGCCGACCATGATTTTTCTGGCACCAGGGTATTTTATCTTGCAGAAGTCATCGAGGTTCTTTTCTTTGGAAACTCTGGAGACACAAACAAGGGTGGGGCCTTCGGAAGCGCTGGCAATACGCTGAGAGTTATTAAATATATCTCTATCCACTCCACGGGTCCATGGTATAACATTATTTTGGAATCCATGGTCGAGTAAATCGTTGACCATTGTGTCGGTGGTAGTAAGCACTTTGCCTGAATGTTTATGGAACCAACGGACATAAGCCCATGTGATGAATTCTGGAACGCCGGTGAGTTTCTTTATTCCCTCAGGAAACTTAGTGTGATAAGCAGTATTGTACCTAAGACCACGTTTGTCAAGATATTGTCTAGCACACAGACCAAGAGGACCCTCTGTGGCAATATGGATATAAGTTGGACATATCTCCTTAATCTTTTTGCCCATCGCCCTCGGATAGGCAATCTTGACTTCGTTGTAGCCAGGGCAATTAACATAGCTGAAGTCCCCGGGATTAAGATAAACAAAATCATAACCATCCAGAATCGCATGTGCCTCAATATTCTTGTAGGTTGTAACGACACCATTAATTTGATTGGGTAAGTTGTCCGTTATTATCAGTATCTTCTTTGTCATTGCTCTGTGTCCATGTAATTATTTCCCAACGACCATCATGGTGTTCAACCAATGCTGTACATGATTCAACCCAATCTCCATCATTCATGTATGTAACGCCATCTATTTCTTTAATCTCTGCATGGTGTATGTGGCCACAGATAACACCATCAAAGCCACGCTTCTTACAGTATGCAGCTAGATTCTTTTCAAACTGAAATATAAAATCTACGGCCTTCTTTACTCTTCCTTTAAGATACTGGCTAAGACTAAAGTACCTAAAACCAAAGCGGTGCAATATCCAATTAAGTTTACTATTGAGTGATAGAACCACATCATATGCTTTATCTCCTAAAAATGCTAACCATGGTGCAAGTCTTGTGATACCATCAAACAAATCGCCATGCGTGACAAGATAATGTTTACCATCTGCGCCGATGTGTTCTATTTGATTGTGTATTTCTATTAGACCAAAACTAAAATTATATGGTATCATTGGTCTAAGGAATTCATCGTGGTTACCTGCTATGTACAGTACCCGAGTTCCTTTTTTGGCATGTCCCAACACTCTACGTACCACGTTAGTGTGTGATTGCTTCCAACGCCATTTGTTTTGTTGTATTCTCCATGCGTCTATTATATCACCGATTAGATATAATGTGTCACATGAATTATGTTTGAGGAAATTGTTTAACTTCTCGGCCTGACATTCGTTTGTCCCGAGATGCACATCGGATATGAATATTGAACGATAGGTTTTTGTGCTCATCCATTATGTAGATTTCCAGGAACTAGTAACGAAACTGTCACAATTCAAAACCTATGCATACACATCAATACGATGCTTCTCCATTCTTCGAATTTTTTCTCTGCGGATTTCCTCAAGAATCCGTTTATCTTGTACATGATCTTCTTGACGGCGATCCTGTAGCCGCCTTTGTTGAATATGATATTCTTTAATTCTGTCGATTTTCATAGTAGTATTTGTATATTTTTACAAAGTATGCAAATTGCAGTGGACTGTGTTCTGGGTCTGGAAGCTTATCACCAAAATGTTGTTTCAGTTTATCGTATGCGGCCATGATCTGTTCATCATTCATTTTGCCAATCTTTGTTTCAAGTATTCTTCATTATGTATCCATTTGTCTTTGAGGAAACCCCATTCACGGAGTTGTGGACCCATAAAGAACAATGTGGTTACTGGTTCATTGTTGTGGAGTTCCAACCAATGATAATCTTTTGAACCACGCATGATGATAGAACCTGGACCACGCCAGCGTGCAATGTCTACAATCTGCCTACCATTATCATCCAAGATTGGTGTGTGTTCCCAATAACCACCTTTGATAATCACAGTAATGAATGGCCATGGATGGTCATGGAAAACAGGCTCATCTGATTTCAGAATCTTGTGTAATACCACATTAAAAGGAAACCATTTGCGGTCTTTCAGAAACAAATAGTACCGATGCATGTACGGTTCTTTTGTTACTCTATCCAAAATTAACCGATAACGACCGAGCTTGTCCATCAATTTATGCATTATCATTTTACACCTCAATACTTGACCAAATTTTAAGTTTCTCTTTTTTTGCCTGTCTGGCTGCATTAACATTAGAATCTGATATTATACACTTTTCTATCATAATGTCAACCATCGCCAGTAAATCACCGACTTCTTCTTCCAGACTTTGTTGATTTGTCTTATTGGTTACAGGATGTACCGAATCAATGCCAAATCGGAATATTTTTGAAATGGCTTGTGTGACTTCGGCACATTCTTCCTGTGCAATACAGAAAACCTCTTTAGTCTGCTTGTCAATTTTCATACAAATTCACTGAGCAATGTTTGTACTGCTTGACCGTCATTACGAACAAAATTTTCTGCCAAAGATTTGGCCTTTTGTTGGTCACCCAATGTTACCTTTTGAATAACTCTTTTATCAATATACATTTCAACAATCCACTGTGTCATAAGACCTTGGTCTAAACGAGTGAGTGTTGCTTTTCTGTCAACGTTAACAAATTCTGAATACATAGTCATTTTAATTCCTTTTAAGCTACTAGTTTAATGAAGCGATTTAATACCACACGGCTACCAATTCGGTTAACATTGTGTTTCGCAAAAGCGGATGCAATTCCTTTGATTGTAGAATTTTCTTTAACCTCAAAAGTTGCATCTTCTTCCGTATCTAGGCCGCCAGAACGGAGAATATAATATTCATCATACCCACTATTCTGTAGTACCATAAATTTGTTTTTACGGAAATCTGATTTTAATGATTCGTGGTTATTTTGTTTCGGGAACCATTGTTGCACTTTGCGGCCAAAATCACGACCACTGATAATATAGAAACCAATTACATTAGAGTTGGTTCTAGCTCTTAACAATTTTATCAATGCTTTAGATTGTGCATCATATGCATAAGATTTTAGGTCAACAGATTCCTGGTTCTTGGTGATTGGATCACGAATAACCAAAGTTTCTGCTTTGATGGCTTTCGGCATCATATAATCATAACCATTATCATCATACACTTCACGCAAATTGTGTCCTTCACCATCTGTCAAAAAGATTGTGTTAACAATTTGCAATTTATATTTTTTCTGGAACTCTGGAACAATTGTCATTGAATAAATGATTGCTTCATTCAATGGTGTTCCAGATAAACTCAACCAATGTGGAGTGTGGCCAGGTCTATTATAATTTTTCGAAAGCCCTGACATATACACAAGACCAGAAGCTGCATAAGTAAATTCCGAACTAGACATTCTACTAGACAACAAATTGCATAATCCAAAACCTCTCAAATAGAGGTCTCCTTTTACAGCTTTTTGTCTTACGTAATGCTTACCAGCAGAATCTTCAATAAAAGCATACACTTCATATGGTATATTAACCTTTTTGCAAAACAACACAAGATTAATTAACTGTTTAACAGTATTACCAATGTGTTCAACCATTGAACCTGACCAGTCAAGGAACATCACAAGACCATGAGATTTTCCACCAGGTACAACTGTAATCTTTTTGAAGATATCTTCGTTGAATTGATATGAAAAGATTTTCTTCATATTCAAGTCACCAGTTTTTGCAACAGAAGCACGTTTTAACTGGTCTGCATTTTTACGCATTTCAAATTCTTTAACAAGATAAGAAACAACCTTGTTACTTTCATTCCGAATTTTTATATAAGATTCCGTGCAAACGTTATGGTCTTCTTCTTTGTATTTTTTCCACAATTCTTTATGGTCAAAAATATATTTTGTATCTAATTGTGGAACATTTACATATGCATAAGTTCCAGGTTTAGATTCAAATAACTTCTTTTCGTTTTGGCGAAATGCTTCACTAGTGTGTGACTTGATTTTTTCTTCAAGTTTTTCATCTAAACTTTTTCCAGATTTTGAACCAGAAGCTGGTACTTGTTCTCCGTCTTCGTTTACCTCAGATTCACTATTGCCATCGAAATCTTCATAGTCTTCATCATAGTCGGAACCAAAGCCCATTTCTTCCTCTGATACATCAGATTCATCATCATAATCATCACCATCTTCATCTGATTTGATTCTTAGTTTTTCTTCTTCTTCGATTTGCATTTTCATGTAATCGATAATTTTCTTGGTTACTTCAATTACTTCATCATAGGTTTCAGTTGTTTCAACTTCTCCAACCAGACCACGTTCAATATCATTAAACTGAATACGCAATCCAGCTCCACCTTTGCAGTGAAGATTAATCCTATCAAGTAAATTTAATTTGTTTAGGTCAGAATCTTTGACACCAAAGAAATCTTTTTCAAAGAGCTCTTTGTAAGCTCTCACAAAAGAATTTTTGAGGCCAGGATATTTGTATTTGATTTTGCGTTCAATGCGGGAATCTTCAACCACATTGGCAACATCACTATTTAATTTTAGCTTTCTTACTTTAAGCATACCCTCCATCGGAGTGTAAAGAGCATGACCAACTTCGTGTCCCATGAATAAATCATAAATTTCATTTGAAATATTCTTGTCGAGGATGGGTACAACTAAAACACGGTTACGAACATCAAAGGATGCTGTTTGTACCGGGCGCTGTTCAATCGTTAGATTCTCTGTAGCCATCAATTTGGCCAGCAACGATTTAGATTCAATCAATTCCATGAAAACTCCTGTGTGATAACTCTATTATATCACACTATCAATCAAAAATCAAGGCTGAGTTGTTTTTCTGCAACATCATTTTTTGAAATGTGTAAACTTCCGTTAACAATTTTAATGTTTATGGTGTCACCTTCTTTCCAACCGGTTTGTTCCAACATTTCCGGCGGAAATTTTAGCAAAATGTTGTCGGGATCGCCAGGTATTTCTTCGAAAATTTCTTCGTAGTTGTAAATTTTGCTCATTCGCACTGTTCCTTCAGTTTATTGTACCAATCTTGGTCATTTTCGAATTGGGACATGACTGCCCACTCACGTACAACTTTATCCAAAGGTTGCCATTCAATCGGTTCTTGTTTTGGCTCAGTGATTTGCGACATTTTATGCTCCTAGCTCAGTGATTTGCGACAAAATTGTCTTTTTATCATTTTTACGACTGTATTTTGCGACATTTTTATGCGCTTGCACAGGCTTGATTGGTGTTCGACACACCGGTCGTTGCAATTTTACAACAAAACTCAGTTTTTTACTCATTTTAGCGCCTCATGTTTGAAATTTCTACAGCTGCTTCAGTGTTAAACACGGGAACAGCGTTGGATTTATGCATTGTTGCAATACCCAGCATGTTTGTACCAGTATAAACCTTTGGTTCAGCTTTGGTTGCACCAACTTCACCAGTATTTAACGATTTGTACTGCTTGGTTTCACGGCCAACAGGTGCTGACAGTTTATAACCAGACAACGAGTTGTTGGTTTTTTGGATTTTAAGTGGTTTTGTTGGTTGGTGTGATTGCAACCATTTTTCGTATTGCTCGATCTTAGCCTTAGGCACTTTTTTGGCCTTGGACTTAGGTGAACGTACATAGAACATCATAAAATTTCTCCAACGAATAAGTGTATTATACACTATTCAAGGCATTTGTCAATATGTGTGTTGCACAAAAACAACACTAGAATTGTTTTGCTTTTCTTCTAGCAGGTTTTTGATAATCTTCATAACCAGTGAAAAGATCATAATTATCATAATTAGACACATTTCTTGTGGTTTTTTGTTGATCTTTTTTCTTTTTTCTTGATTTGAAATTGAAATTCTCATCATCATCGTAATTGCGAAACTTACCGGAAAATTTTGACACTTTAATTTAACTCCTTATTTAATAGTCTCAAAGGTTATGCCACGAATACGAGATTCTGGCATATTTGTTATGTCTGTTTGTGACACATAGATTATATTCGACATTGGGTAACATATTTTTATTAATTTCAACAAATTGCATGATGTTCCATCTTTATCATTATATGAGAACACCTCATCAACAAATGGAAAACTTCCTACTACTTCTTTTCTTTGGTCGAGTGTATTTTTATAACCATTTCTGAGTAACTTCATGTAAGCATCAGAATGTACGCCAACAACAAGCCAATCACACATTGACTTGCATTTTTTTAATAATTTAAATTCATTATAAGAAGGAGGATCAAATTCACCGGATATGACAATTATTTTTTCTCTGTCCATTATGGTAGAAGGTCTGGAAATGCCTCTTTTACAAATTTATAGTTAATACCTTTTACTCCCAAATCTTTTTGGAATATACCCAATAAGATTTCCGCTTCTCTTGGTTCGATTGATTCCAACATCTGAATCAATAGTTCATTTCTTCTTCTATCTGTCAATGTTTCGGCCATTGGATTGCCTTCTTGAAACATATACAATCTACGCAGCTGGTGTGCTAGACTATCATGCGTGATACCAGGTAACATATCAGTTGGCACTTTATAATTTTCAGGTATTTCTTTTACCTTCCATTGAAAATCTGGATGATATGTTAACTTGAAAACATCAACTAGTGGTTGTGACAAATTTTGGCTAATTATGTCCATTCTCTCTTTTCTACTTAGAGCATCATCAATTGCGTCAAATATTTCATATAACGGTTTCATTAAAATTCCTCAATAACATCAATTAAACTTTTCAGTTTGTTGGCAATTAAATAATCCAAAATTTTACCTTTGGGTGCTGGTTTAGTTTCTTCATAAGTATTTATGATTTTCTCTTTGATATCGCCTGGTATATTTCTGAGGTCGATGAGTGTCTGGTTGCGAGAAAAACCAATTCTAGCATTTTCATCTTCCCATAGACCATAATCTTTTTCCATCAATTTATCAAGTTTAACTTTGTTGATTGGTGTTTGACGAATATCACGCACAAAACAATCCGATACTGATAACACATTCGGTATGCCGTCACCTTTATCTCCACGGATGATTTTTTCTTTCAATTCGGCTATTGGATTTTCCGAAATGAGAAATTTCTTTTGTGCAGGATTATATTGCTTGACAGTAAATTCACTTCTACCATTATACAT